GGCGAAAGGCGACCCAGGCGAACAGGGTCCCCAGGGGCAAAAGGGAGACCCGGGCCCCCAGGGCGTATCCGGCAAGGACGGGGCGCAGGGGCCGAAAGGAGACCCGTTTGTCTACTCCGACTTTACGCCGGAGCAGCTGGAGGGGCTGAGAGGTCCCCAGGGCCCCGCAGGGAAGGACGGGGCCGCCGGGGAGCGCGGGCCTGCCGGACCTGCTGGAGCGGATGGAAAGCAGGGGCCACAGGGCATCCAGGGGCCTGCCGGGAAGGATGGTGCGCCGGGGGCGACTGGTCCCGCTGGAACACCAGGCAAAAATGCCACGATCAACGGCGCAAACGCACTGACTCTGAATACTACGGGCGGAATCAAGGGCAGTCAGAGCGGTTCGACCTATACACTGGACGGGGCCGGGCTGCGCCCAAAAGGAAATAAGTACACACTCACAACATCTGGGTGGGCAAAAGAACCAACGGTTAGTGGAATAATCTTTACCCAAACACTCACAGTTCCTGGCGTGCTGGCCGACGAGAGCAAGCAGCTCATCATGCCCATGCCCGCTTCGGACAGCCGTGATGCGTACACTGCTGCTGGAATTTCATGTATTGGCCAATATGTCAACAGCCTGACTTTTAAATGTCAGACAGTACCAACGAAGACGATTGCGGTCTATATTGCAATACAGGAGGTGGCGCAGGCATGATTTTTAACCCAATTATTGTGGGTGGTTCGGGCGGAGGCGGAACAGACCCGGAGGAGACGCCGAACTTGTATATTACAGTCGAGACGTATATTAATGCCGGAACAGAATCACTGGATATGTCTGGGCCCAACGGGGTCAGATGGAGCGCTCCGTGGAAGAGTGTTGACACAGGTTACACATATTATCTATTTGTCAACCGATATGGAACGTACACATTCGAAAAAGATGATGGCAGAGAAGGAGTGTCCACATCAAAGGTGACGTTCGAAAAGGGTGGATCAACCAAGCAAACAGTAAGTATTTAAAGATTGCCATGTGATGCAATGGAAAGGAGCAGAAGATGCCGGGAAGTATGCTGGCGGCCGACCTTAATTTTCCCACGTTTACAGCGGGAGAGAGCAGCGAGGCGAAGCTGGACAAGGTGACCAACTATCTGTATATGCTGTTGGAGCAGCTGCGCTATACCCTGAACAACCTGGGGGCAGGGAACTGGAACGAAGCGGAGCTGGCGGGGCTGGGCGTGACCATCACGGAGCCGGTGTATCTGAAACTGGAGAGCCTGGAGGGAAACCTGCTGGACC